GTAAATGGTGATCAAGCAGATGTATCTACATTACAATTACAAAAGTCGGCTGATTTTAGAGTTGCTCAAGATACAATAAGAACATTATCAGATAGACTAGGTAGAGTCTTTCTCATGAACTCTTCAGTACGGAGAGATGCTGAACGAGTAACAGCAGAAGAAATACGAATGGGCATGCAGGAATTAGAAATAGCATTAGGTGGAGTTTACTCAATTCTATCTCAAGAATTTCAACTGCCCTTAGTTCAGCTTATAATGACTAAGTTAAAGAAAGAAAAGAAACTCCCTCAGTTTCCTGATGAAGCCTTAAAACCTATGGTAATCACAGGCGTTGAAGCGTTGGGAAGAGGTCAAGATTTAAACGAATTGGCAGGATTCCTACAACATCTTGCACCACTTGGACCGGGTGTAGTACAACAAGAACTAAATGTTAGCGAGTACATCAGTCGTTTAGCCGCCTCGCTAGGTATTGATACCGAAGGTTTAATTAAAACTGATGAAGAGAAACAGCAAGCCGCTGAAGCGCAGAAGAAAGCTATGGAAGAGGCGCAAGAACAGCAGATGATGTCAGATACAATGAGTAAAGTGGCTCCAGAAATAGCTAAATCAGAGTTACAAAAACCACAACAATAAAAAAGGAAGGAAAGTATGTCAGAGACTAATGTAATTGAAACACACGAGGATGAGGCTCCTGAAAACCAAGAGCACATCAAAGAAATGATTGACAAAGCGGAACGTGTACAAAGTATTCCGAGAGAAGATGGTAAACCTCAATGGCTACCTGACAAATTTCAAAATCCAGAAGATTTAGCCGAAGCGTATGCACAATTAGAACTAAAAATGTCATCTGGTAATCCACCCGTTCAAGAAGAACAGGTTGAACAAGTAGAAGAAAGTGAACCTCTTCCAGAACGTGCTGATGAAGATCAAGTTGCGGAGGCTTTAAAATCTCAAGGATTAAACTTCAGAAAATATGCAACAGAATACGCTCAACAAGGTGAACTAAGTAAAGAATCATATGATGAGTTAGCCAAAGGTGGAATGAATAGTGAGGTTGTAGATACATGGATAGAAGGACAATCAGCTATAGCTAATCAATTAACAGAAAAAGCCTATGCTTCTGTCGGTGGTAAAGAAGAATATGACGCTCTTTTAACATGGGCAGTTGATTCGTTACCAGAAAATGAAATAGATTCATTTAATAGAGCAATAGAGAATACCAATTCAGACGACGTACTCTTTGCAATAAAATCTTTAAACTCAAGAAAGAGCTTAGAAGTTGGTGAAACTCCAACTCTATTACAGGGCGATACAGGTGGAAAAAGTATTAGTTCTTACAAATCAGTAACTCAACTGACGAAGGCTATGAATGATCCTAGGTATCAGAATGACCCTGCTTACAGGGATGAAGTGACTCAGAAATTGTCACAATCATCCATTATGTAATACTCCTACAAGACTACACAGAGTAAATTTTAGCCCATTGAGGTGGATAACTTTGATTGAACAGTTGTGGTTATAAACGGAGATTTTTATAATCAAAATGCTAGTGATAACATTAGTATAATTTAATCAAATAAGGAAACAATATGGCACTTCAAGGAGCCTCTAACGCTTTAAATGCTGCCGCTCAACGCAGTGGACAAAGCAATGCCGCTGGTGACGTAAGGAATTTATATCTAAAACTTTACGCTGGCGAAGTCATGACAGCTTTTCAGACGAAGAACATCATGATGAATTATAGCCGAGTACGGTCTATCAAAAATGGTAAATCCGCTCAGTTTATAATGACAGGAAAACACCGTGGCGCAGAATACCATACACCGGGTAATGAGATCATGCCGGATGTGGTAGCTAAGAATGCTGAGAGAGTTGTCTCAGTTGACGATCTCTTAATTGCCGCTCAATTCATCCCTAATATTGATGAAGCGATGCAACATTTTGACATCCGCTCGGTCTATACATCAGAATCAGGTTATGCTTTAGCAAAAGCGGCTGATCAAAATATCCTGCGTATGGCTGTCAAAGCGGCACTCACTACAAATGTCCAAAGGGCAAGTAAATTAGTTCAAGACTATACTACATTTGACGATGAGGATTTTTCTTCTAATGTAGCATACGCCGCTAGTTTTGCTAACTCAAAGAAAGCTGGACATTTTATGGAAGGTTTAATTGAGGCAAAACGAGTACTAGAAGTCGCAGGAGCACCTCTAGAAGATCTGGTGTGTGTGATGGCTACCGATCAATTCTACTCTTTGTTCAAAACGGTTACAAATAGTGAAGCTATTTCTAACTTAGTTATGTTTAATAAAGATGTAGGTGGGTCAGGTTCTGTAAAGGATATTGATCTTCCATCTATTGCTGGTATACCAGTAGTAAGAACGCCTCACTTAGGTAATCTTGGTGCATCGGCTTGGACAGGTCAACTATGGAACACCGCTAATCCGGCAGTTTCCAGTGGTTCTGCTCCTCTTGCAAATACTGTAGGCTCAGGACGAGCCGCTCATTATAATTTACCAGCTTCTTATGCTGGTGTAGTAGTTGACGGCAGTAATACTGGTGCAGTTGGTGGTCTTGATGGCACTTCTACTGTAAACTTTGAGGACGAATCTTTAACAGTTCGTGCTATAGTTATGCACAAAGATGCGGTCGCTACCGTGAAACTAATGGATCTTTCCGTTGAGTCTGAGTATCAGATTGAACGTCAAGGTACTTTGATTGTTTCTAGATATGCGATGGGTCATAACGTACTACGTCCAGCAATGGCAGTAGCACTTACAGCACCCGCCTCTTAATAAAATAGGGTAACAGGAGGTTCTCTTCCAAACGGAGTGACCCTTCCTCATTCCAGTTCCTCCTGCTCTACCCTTTTTTTCCTCCCTTTTCTTATTACCTTTTAATATAATTATATGGCAACATTATCAACCACGACTAAACTAGATGCTGTCAATACAATACTTATTGGTATTGGCGAAGCACCAGTTAATACCCTAGGTTCTGGATTACAAGAAGCAGAAATTGCCGAAGTAGTTTTAGATAATATTAACCGAGAGGTACAAAGTAAAGGATGGACATTTAATACTGATCTCCGAATATCCTTGGTAAAAAATTTAGAGGGTTTTATAAACCTACCCACCGATTGTTTAAAAGTAGACACAACTACACTTCTTAGAGATTATGATACAGACGTAGTAGAACGTAATAGAAGACTTTACGATAGAGTGACTAACTCATATATATTTACAAAAGATCTTATTGTAGATATGGTAATTCTTTTACCTTTTGAAGGACTTCCTGAAGTAGCTCGTAGATACATTACATTAAGAGCAGGTAGAAAGTATCAAGAAAATGTGATAGGATCTCAGACGTTATCTCAATTACAGGCAGATGAAGAAGGTTTAGCACTTATAGCTTTACAAGAAGAAGAAGCATCTGTAGGAGACTATAACATATTTGATCATTATGATACGTACAGGCATTTAGACAGAAACATATCCACAGCTTCCTCTACACTAATTTAATAAACTACATGGCATTAGTATCTTCTTCCATACCAAATCTTATTAACGGCGTTTCTCAGCAACCTCCTGAGATAAGATTACCTACACAAGGTGAGATCCAAGAAAATGGGTTGGCAACTGTAGCTAATGGCTTAGAAAAACGACCCGGAAGTACTGTAATAAAGAAAATTTTAGATGCTACTGTAGGAACTTATCATATTCACTCAATACGAAGAGACGAAAACGAATCATATACAGTCATACTTGGTAAAACTGGTAGTGCGTCAACTACTAAATTCCTAAGAGTATTCGATAAAGATGGGAATGAAATGCCCGTCCAAAAAAATAGCTATGCCTCTACTCCAGTATTTTCTACAATGGATAGTGCCGGACTATCTTATTTTTCAGAGGTCACAGATTTTTCTACGGATGTAAAAGCTACTACTATTACTGACACTACCTTTTACGTATCAAACAAAAGAGTAGTAACCAAAGCGACCACAGATGCACAAACATCCGGTCAAGATAGCAGTACCTATCTCTCACCAAGAGGTTCAGTAGGACTTGGAACTACCTCTTTTGAAGGTTTAGTGTATGTTAAAAAGGGTGGATTTAATAGTAAATACGTAGTAAGTATAAAAGTAGGAAGTACGTATTATAAAGTAGGTTATCAGACTCCGGCCACCATACCTGTAACTAACCAAGAGTATATTGGTACAGATGCTATAGCTGATGCACTTGTTAATGGTGGAACTAATTTAGCTGGTGCTGGGTGGGGATTATTTGATGTAGCTGGTAGTTCAGGTGCTGACATACAGAAGACAGGATTTGGTGGTAGAAAACCAGTAGTTAATGTGAACATAGATGGAACCACTCTCGTATCTGGTGATGCTGAATTTGGTCAATGGTTTGCAGGTTTTACAGGTAGTATGCCTAGTGGAATGACATGTACATTAAAAGGTAGTGTACTCCATTTTAAACATACAGCAGATTTTTCAATTTCTACTACTGATTCACATGCTGACACAGACTTATTCCCAGTTAAAGGCGCAATAGGTGGTGGGTCGGTAAGAAGTTTTTCTTTCCTACCCGGTGAAACTGTTCCTAATGGTTTCATAGCTAAAATATCAGGTGATGATACTTTGCAACAAGATGATTTTTATGTGAAGTTTGAAGCCGATGATCAAGATAAAGGTGTATGGAAAGAGTGTCCGGGTCCATTGTCTAGTACACATATGAATTATAATAATCTTCCACATAGATTAGTACGATTATTTGATGATACTAATGTGACTACAGTAAATCCTCTAGGAATAACTTTTGTGTTTGAAGCAGTAGTAAAAACAGAAGATGACGGTAGAACAGTAAATAGTGTAACTAATACTGACTTTACTAGAATAGGTTGGAATAGTAGACTTGCTGGTGATGATATACTTAGTCCATTTCCTTCTTTTGTAGGTGGAACAATTCAAGATATATTTTTCCATAAAAATAGAATAGGATTTCTAGCCGATGAAAATGTAGTAATGAGTGAATCTGGTAGCTACTATAACTTCTTCCCTATAACTGTGATCACTGGATTAGATAGTAACCCTATAGATGTCACAGTCTCCAACGATAAAGTATCCCTCCTTAAACATGCAGTACCATTTAGTGAGTCACTCCTATTCTTCTCAGAACTCCAGCAGTTCTCATTAAACTCTGAAGGTGTACTCTCCCCTGCTACTGTCTCTGTTGATGTAACCACCCAGTTTGAATCAGATGCTAACGTAAAACCTGTCTCAGTTGGTAGATACGTTTTCTTTGCTTTCCAACGAGGAGAATTCTCAGGTGTAAGAGAATATTTTGTAGATAATTCTAAAGAAGTAAATGATGCAATAGAAATTACCGCTCATATTCCACAGTATATACCCGGAAAAATAACTAGAATGATTTCTTCCAGTAATGAATCGTTATTAGTTTGTCAAAGTAGTACGGCCAAAACTAATTTATATATTTACAAGTACTACTGGCAAGCCCAAGATAAAATACAATCTTCTTGGTCTGTTTGGACGTTTGGTGATGGTAATGAGATTATAAATTGTCAGTTTATTGGGTCAACATTACAAATTTTGATCAAAAGAAATGATGGTTTATATTTAGAAAATATTAATTTGTCTACAGATACTGCTGTAGCCCTTACCGAAGATAAAACACCTGTTCTTCTAGATAGAAGAGTTAAATTAACATATGCTTCAAACTTTGCTCTCTCTGCTTCTAACCTTCCTTACTACGCTACAAGAGGAGATTTACCTGTTGTATATGTTACCGACCAAGCTAGAAAAATAGCTGAAGCAGATGTGGACGCTTATCTTAAAGTGGCTCAAAACACTACAGGAGTACCTTCTGTTGTATTTGCTGGTATTCCTTTCACATTTAAATATGAGTTTACACAGTTCTTATATAAAGAGGAGGATGTAGCTTCTCGGAATGCTAAATTACAGTTGAGGAATATAAGTGTCCTTTATAGTAAAACAGGGTATTTCAAAATTAAAGTAGAAGTAGCTCCATATACTGTTAAAGTACCTGATCCTGATAATGTTGGTGGTACTAAAGATATAACACCTCGTACAGCTCATGAAAAAACTTTTAGTGGATTTATAACTAACAGTTCACAAATTAATGAGTACAAATTACTTTCAGGATCATTTAGAAGTTCTATTCTTTCTAGTCCACAGAATTGTAAAATATCAATTACTAATGACGAATATCTTCCATCAGCTTTTCAAAGTGTTGAATGGGAAGGATTCTTACACTTGAGAGCACAAAGAATATAAATATGAAAATTTATACAGAAGTTGTATACCATTGGGATGATGCTAGAGGAGAGTTAGTTAAAGAATCTGAGAAATCTTTTGATTATAATGGTCCATTAACTTTAGCAGAACCGATAAGTATAGGAACTATAGGCGCAATAATAGCATCAATCCAATTAGGAACTACTATTATTGGCCAGATAAAAAATCAAAAAGCTCAAGAAGAACAAAACAGATTAGATGC